TCATCAACAATTCCTACACTTGATAGATAGCTTCCTAAATGTCCTAGCTTATGTGTATAAGCTATTTCGGCTATTCTCTTTTTTAACTTTACCATATAAATTTTTCTTTGTAATATTCTACAATATGTTTTAATTCAGTATCAAAATCCATTTCAGGCTTCCATTCTAATGCTCTTAATTTATCATCATTTAAAGCATATCGAACATCTTGTCCTTGTCTATCATATGAAAAGTCTATAAAATCTTCTAACATATAAACCTTATTATTATTATGTAATGTAAGAACTTTTTTTATGGTTTCCAAATTACTTTGTTCAAATCCACCACAGATATTAAAAATTTCATTTTGTACTCCTGATTCAATTATTGTAATAATGGCATTAGCTGTATCTTGGGCATGAAGCCAAGTCCTGATAGGAGTACCTCCATTATGTAATGGAATTTTTTTATTTAATTTTAGATGTTTACAAGCTTTTGGAATTAATTTTTCAACATATTGCCCCATTCCATAATTGTTAGTTGGACGAACTATAATATAAGGTAAATTATAAGTTCTACCCCAAGCTGTTACTAACATATCTGCAGCTGCTTTTGTAGCTGAGTATGGATTAGAAGGTTTAAGTAAATCTGTTTCTATATGTTCTCCTTCTTCAATGTCTCCATATACTTCATCTGTACTGAAGTGAAGTAATATAGGTTTTGATGAATGTTCTCCTCTGTGATTTTTAATTAATTCTAATAAGTTATGTACACCATTTATATTTGAAGATACAAATTCATCTGAATTAGCTATGGAGTTTCCAACGTGAGTTTCAGCGGCTGTATTAATTATATAATCACAATCATATAAAAAATTTAAATCATTTATATCACAATTAACAAATGAAAAATTTTTATATTTTTTAAATTCAGTTAAAAGTCCTTTATTAGAAGCATAAGTCCCCTTATCAACTCCTTTAACATACCATCCTTTATTTAGGCATGCTCTTGTTACGTAAGATCCTATAAACCCCAAGCAACCTGTTACGTATACTACTTTTGTCATATAAATAAATTATTACAATTATTTGCAAATTTTATAGTTTGTTCAACCATTTTATTTTTTTGGTTTTCTATTTCTTTAAATAATAAAGGTAAAGTTTCTATAGCACGAGATATATCATCTTCACCATAAGCTATTCCGTACTTATGAAGAGGAGATCCCTCTAACCATTCTTCTTTTGTTTTAACCCCATCAGGCACTACTATACTTAAACATCCACACATTGCCGCCTGAGTATGTAAAAATGTATAATTATCATAGCAATAAAATCTTTCAGTTTTATTAAAAAGTTCTGAAAGTGATGTTAAATCACCTGCAGAATTAAATGGAATAAAGATAGAATCATTAGGATGAATTAATTGTTTGGGGTTAGCTTTTCTAATTGAATAACAACTACCATTTCTTTTGTTACCTATATTTTTAAAAATATTATCATGAAATTCTGATATTTGAAGTATATTTTCTTTGTATCCTAAAGATTCAATATAATAATAATCCATATACCAATAAATCAAATCTGATTTTGAGTAAGTTATAGTATCTTCGGTTCTTGGTGGTCCTAATATCCATCTTACTACATTTTTAGCATTTAATGGGTTATATTTAATTCCTTCAGGGTATATTACTATAGCATTATCTAAATCATCTAATATTTCCTGTGTAATTAAAGGAGTATCATAATCATCACATACATAAAAATCTTCTCTAATATGAATAGGCATTAAATAACTTTCATACCCGTTTTTATTAAGTAAATCACATAATTTATGCATTACTTTTATACCTCCTACTCCTGGGGAGTAATCATAAGTGTATATTATAAATGGTTTTTTCATTAAAAGTTACAATTACATTGTTCATTTAAAAATTGTTTAGTTTCATCGTTAAACCAAACTGTTTTCATTTCATATAGAGTTTCATTATATTCTTTCTTAGTTTTTACACCTAAAGCTTCAGCATAATGGAATACTTTAATTTGTTTATTATCAAGTGTAAATAATTTATTATCTTTAACATAATAAGTTGAAGTAGGATAAATATTTCCTATCACACTACTATTAGGATCTTTATAATTTCCATTATATAAATTACCACGATGCATTTGATTACCTCCACAAGCTATCCCTTTAGATCTAACATTGTATAATGAGTTAGCCTTATTATAAGGGAAATCCACAATACTAACTTTAACACCTAATGAATCTTGGTTCTGGTACATGTAATTCATTCCACCTTGTTCTGAATGGTTAGTCCAAAATTCTATTGATTTGTTAATTAACATATCTGCTGCTTCCCAATTATTAAAACAAGCTACATCAGCATTTATAAAATCAACATCACCATCAATAACTTTTGGGGCCCAATAATCAGTTTTTATAAAACTATAAGGTGGACCTGATGAACATATCATATCATCAATATCATTATTTATAAATTCATCAAGATATGAACATGTAAAGGTATCTAAACCTAACATCATAATTTTTTTATATCCTTGAGTTTTTAATAATTCTCTAATAATATAAATTCTAATTAATCCTACAGCATCATAGTATTCAGTTATATTTAATTCTCTTAAATATCCTTTAAAACTATCATTAGTAATATGATGGATGTGAACATCAGGATGCCATTTTTTAAAACTTTCTATAGCATTATGAGCAAAGAATGTATCTTCTTCATAATTAGAACCTTCATGGTTAGTAATATTTAAAAATACACAACCTATTTTGTTATCGCCCCACTCCATTAATTAAAGAATTTATCTACGATTGTTTTAATATAATCAATTTGTTCTAATGTAATTACAGGAGAACATCCTAAGAAAAATGTGTCTGTTGTTACTTTTCTTGATACTGGGTATTTTTCAATTACTTCTTTAGAATCAATTAAGTGAGAGTAACCTGGTTGTAACATAATGTTACCTGCGAAATAAGGTCTTGTTTGAATCTTATTTTTTTCTAAGTACTGACAAAATTCAGCTCTTGTAAAATCCATTCCATCTCTAACTGTTAATGCAACTGCAAACCAATCTGGATCTGATTTGTCTGTTGCTTTAGGTAATATAAATTTATCTTCATATTTTTTAAAGATATCAACAATTGCTGCATGGTTTCTTCTTCTTAATACTCCAATTTCTTCTAATTTAGTTAATTGAACATTACCCATTGCAGCTTGTAATTCAGTTGGTTTTAAATTGTAACCAATTTCTTCATAAGTGTATTTATGATCAAATATTTCATTAGGCAAACTTGGCAACCAATTACTGAATCTTATTCCGCATGAACCACATTCTAAAGCATTTGCTTTACCTTGACAGTAACATCCTCTACCCCAGTCTCTGAAGCTTCTTAAGATTTTTTCTAGTTGAGGATCACTACAAGCTACAAATCCTCCTTCACCCATTGTAATATGATGTGCCGGATAGAATGAACATGAAGCCATTTTACCGAATGATCCTAACATCTTACCATCATAAGTTGTCCCTAATGCATCACAACAATCTTCTAATAGTATTAGATCATATTTGTTTACAATTTCCATTAATCGATCCATGTTAGGTGGGTTACCTAATACGTGAGCGAATGTAATAATTTTAGCATCTGGGTGATCGATACATGCTTGTTCTACTTGGTCTAAATCTAAATTAAGAGATTCTAATTCAATGTCAACAAAAATTGGTGTAAAGCCTACTTGAAGGGCAGGACTAAGTGTTGCAGGAAATCCTGCTATTGGAGTAATAACTTTAGTACCTTTTGATAAATTTAATCCTCTTTTAGATGTTAAAGCTAACATCATTAATAAGTTAGCACTTGAACCACTATTGACAATTACTCCAGTTTTTTGTCCTAGTTTTTTAGGAAAGCGTCTTTCAAACATTGCTCCTTCTTTACCTAGAACTAACCAACCTTCAAGCATAGTTCTAACAACTGCTTGTGCTTCTTGACCATCGAAATATGGCCCAGCATATTGGACTAAATCCTCTCCTGCTACCCATTTCTTCTCACTGTCTTTTTTTGTAATGTACTCTTGTACTAAATTTAAAATACTATCCATGTAACTGTTTTTATTTTGTGTAATATAATAAAAATATCTATGATATCCAAATATTTTATATGCTAATTTGAAATTTCGTAAGAATAAGGTTTTAAATATTCACTTATTATTTTATTTTCTACTTCTTTATCTATCTCCCATTCATTTGAAGTGTAAATTATATCAAGTATTGATTTTAAATAATACTGTATCATTTCTTCTTTATCAATATTAGAATTAATATCTACTGCAGTTATTTTATCTCTCCAGAATAGAGGTAAACTATCTATTTCAAACTTATAATCAGTTCCGGATTTATCATAAGCATAATAATTTTTATTTTTAGGATTTATATTAATCCATCCTTCTTTATAATCATCATACCCATATCTTATTTTAAGATCATTTTTAAAAAATCCAGGAGGAATATCTAAAGCAGGACAATTATAATTTGAAATTTGAGAGTGACCATATCCATCAAAATGTCTAACTAATTCCTTAAGAGGTAAAAATAATCTAATTTGTGGTACTGGGATAATCCATCCTATTGAAATTGTCCAATGTGATTCAGGTCGTGGAAAATAACCCCCTTTAAGATCATGTTTACACCACCATTCAAAATATACTTGTTTAGTTATAATTTGAATGCTGTCATGTACTGTTGAATCTAATGTTACACATCTGTCTTCAATTTTATATGATTTTGGATCTTTAGGAGCTAAATGTAAACCTGATTTAGCCATTCTTATTAGCTCAGGAAAATGAGAAAATTCACAAGTGGTTAAAGGGTAGTTGGAGTCATTTTTAATAGATTTTACTAAATTTTCTAAATATTCAGTATTAGAATCTACAAATATATGATCATGATTACAACAAAACCAAATTAAGTCATTGTCTAATATTTTATAAGTCTCTATCCAATCTTGTTGGTACTCATTTCTTCTCCAATCAAGAATTAAATCAAAGTTTTTAAATTCATTTTTAATATAATCTTCTAATTCTTGTTTTCTTTCTTTATATTTACCTTCTAAAGTTATTTTTAATATAACTTTACTCCAAGAATAAGCTATTGATAAACTTGATAGAGAGTATTTAAAAACATCTATTTGATCATAGTCTTGTAAATTACCTCTATCATATTTGTAATAAACTCTTTGTAAATTAACATTAGGATAAGGTGGGATAGGTGATTCTTCAGTAAAAATAGTATTTAATAGTAGTATCATAATAAAATATTTTATATTTCTCCTTTATCAATTTGTTTTAAAACTTCTATAATTGAATCTATATCAAATAATTCCCATGCTAAATTATTAGGATCAGATTGTCCTTCTTCTAATTGTGCTACACAAACACCACCACCATCTAGACTAATTAAGTTGGTTTTAGATTTATTTGAAAATTGTTGGCATTTATAACCTAACCAACCTTCCATTTTAGGATGAGTAATAATAATATTAGTATTATCTCTTGTTGAAAATAATAAATTTATATTAGAAGCACTACTTTGTTGAATAATATTTTTGTAGGATTTAAATATTTGTATTTTACCTACAATATCATGATCCATTAATTCAATAATATCATAGTCTAGCTCGTTTTTAATTTTATCTATAAGTTCTAATTCATTTATTAAATTTCTTGAATGATACCATCCTCTTTTTATAGTATCCTGTCTTGAAATATAACATCCATTTTTAATAGGAGTTTTTGCAGGGACTTTAGAGACTGTTTCAACTATTCTATCAGTGATTAAATCATCTCCATGAGACATTGGAAAACCATATAATAAATTAGGTAAAATTAAGTTTGATATTTTATATTTAACGTGTTTTTTAAATACTATAATTTCAATATTTTTATCTTGATAATATAAATCTAACCATTGTTTTATAAAACTACTATTACCTTTTTCTTGATAATAGTCTTCAAGTATTCCTAGTTTTAATTTGGGATTTGTTTTTAACAATTCATCAAAGTATAAACATCTCCCAAAAAAATTAAAAAAATGATGAATATAATTTAAACCTGATTCATCATAAAGAAAGAATATTTCATTCTCTATCAATTCATCAAACGATTCATCTACAGCAACAATACTAGTATATAAAGATTGATTATTATTACTAGTATTAATTAAATAACCATCATGAGATATATCAACCCATCCTATACCATTTTTTATATCATTCTCTTTATGTCTTAGGATAGGATTTTTAATTAATGTACAAAAATCATTTTGGGGATTAATAGTTTTTGGTAAATTTATATTAATTCTCTGGAAGTTCATCTAATAAGGTATTTATTATTTTAAAGTATTTTGCGAATTTATCTTGGTCTTCAGTATGTAAAGGCATAAGTGTAAAAAATAAACTTGCTGTTATCATTTTGATTATACGAAGACCTTTTCCCTCAAATAAACCTTCAAACGTATTTCTAAATTCATTTATATAAACATTATCTAATTCAATATCGTTTAAAATAAAATCATATCCTAATATTGATTGATAAACTTTAGCTAAATCATAATAAGCATCCCCTATAATAGTTAACTCATCACCTATTTTACCTTTCATATCAATAAACTTTAATCCTTGTTCAGTTTGTAAAACATTGGTAAATACTGGATCACCATGTATCACTGCAAATATTGCTTTATTATAAGAAAATAATAGACTATCAAGTTTTTTAAATATAGATTCAGCATGTATGTACTTATTGTATAAATCTAGATTATTATTATATCTATCTCTAAGTTTTTGATTATAATCAGCATAAACATTAGGATATGTTTTTACTTTACCGATTGTAATATGAAGTATATTTAATTGCTGTAGTAACTCTTTTAATTGTTCAACTTTTAATAATTTATTAGTATACAAATATGAAAAATTTACACCTTCAATATTTTCCATAGTAATTTGATTATCGATAATATTATATACTTTAGGAAATAAATGTTCACGGTGTTTAGGTATATTTTGGTACCAATAAATTTCACCTGGATTAGAAGTGGTTTTTATAACTTTATCCTGATTATAGTCTACTTTATTAAAGGTTCTAGGTGCAATTTCAATATCATAAACTCCTATAGCTTGATTCATTGATATAGATGGATTAACAGCTAAATCATCTATGTAAAAATTAGCGTAGGGTTTACCGAAATAAATTTCATCATAAGGTATATCAAATTTATCAAGTGTATCAAGAGTTACCCTGGATATATCCGCTATTACGCGCCCAACATTACCACCATGTGTTTTCATTCTACGAGCAGTATGAATTATAATAGTATGACCTAAACTATGAAGTAATTTAAGGAAATTAATATTACGTTGAATTGGTTCTACACTATAGTAATCACCTGGTATGGTTGGATATGAAACTAAAGTATTATCAAAATCAAAACATATTCTTAAGGGTTCTGAATTATGTTTATTTTTATTACAATAGATTTGTAATTGTAAAGGTGTACCAACACAACTAAATTTAGATATTTGTTGCCCTTTAATTACTAAATTATCCTTTAACATTTCATTATACACACATGAGGTATAAAGTTCGGTTGTAGATGAAGGTAATTTTTCAATATATTGTTTTAGAGTACGTCCTGTATGAAAACCATAAGCACCTGTATTAGCCCAATCTGATATTTTTACTTTCTCAGCTATTTCTGTGACCCAATTATTAGAATCTAATTTTATATAAGAGAATATAGGATTATTTTGTTTATCCTCAAAATAAAAAATCATGTTTTTATTATCAGACTTTCTATAATAATCTAAAATATCTTCTTCATAAAAGGTATCACAGTCTAAAACTAAGAATTCTTTTTCTAATTCTTTAACAGGCATTTCATTTAACCCATAAAGTATAGTTTCAGATGCTCCTTTAGTAACATGATCTAAAGATATAAATTTTATGTTCTTTTTAGGGAAATAAAATTTAACTAAATTTTCAAAATTAAATTCTTTTAATTGACTATTATAAACAATATAGATAGTGTCTTCATCATTTAATTTTAGGTTATCTATTACTCTATAGATCATAGTTTTACCTAAAACACTAATAAGTGGTTTAGGCATAAGATACCCTTCATCTTTAAAACGTTGGCCTATACCTCCAATTGGAATTATTATGTTCATAATAGATCGTATAAATTATTTTGTCTTTCTTGTCTTTCGATTTGTTTTGGGTGATATAAGCAATAATCTTCCTCTAATGGTAAAGTAGCCCAAGTGTTATGACCCATTAATACTTCATGCACTTTATTACCCCAATTAATTTTAGGTGAGTTTTGAAGTATGCGAGGTTGTAAATCAGGAAAGTTAACCCATCCTTTTTCGTTCACGTTCCATTTCCATTTATTAATATGTTCTTGAGTTAATCCTTCTACAGTATTAATTCTAGGGAGTAAAAATACATCAATAGTTGGATTGTCTTGTAGAATTACGTGAAGATTTTGTAAAAACTCAATAGTTACATACTCATCAGCATCAATTTGGAAAATCCACTCTCCAGTACAATATTTTTTTAGATTATTTTTAAAAGCTGAAAAGTTACCTTTTAGAGGAAATTCTATAACATTTATTCTACCATAAAATTGGTCTAATACTTTATATACTTCAGGTGTAGTATTACCTTGATCACATTGAATTACTATTTCATCCTCGTCTCTCTTGTTAATGACGAGGATGTTTAGTAATCTCATTAATTCTTCATGTTCATTACAAACAGGAATTGCATAACTTATTTTCATATTTTTTAGTTGTAAAAACCTATATAATCCAAAGCTTCAATAAAATCATCTTGTGAATGGTTTTTTAAAGATTTAATATCAGTTTTATGTGTATAATAATCTTCAGTACCTGGGATTTTGAATTTACCTTTTTCTTCTTCGCTTACTTCAATTGATTTTATACCTGCCCATTGCCAATCATATTTACTCTTACCATTAGCAAATACCGTTCCTTTATCCTGAATATTAATGGTAATTGGGTACCATACTCGTTTTTCTGAATCAGTATTTTTTAGATCTTTGTAAAGTTCAGGTAATGTTTCTTCATAAGTTTCAAAGTCAAATTCACCTTCTTTCATTAGATCATTTGTTTGAAAACCACATCCAAAACAGAAATAATTGTTTTTTACTTCATTTACAGAAGTGACATAACAAGCATCACTCCCGCAACGTGGGCATATAGATAATTTATCTTTCATTTTATTCTACTTTTTTTAATTTAGGTAACTCAATTTTTTTTAATTGAGGTAATTTTAATTGTACTTGTTTTGGGAACTCAGGTACATTAGCAGTTAGTATTGTATTTAGTTTTTCTTGCATTTTTTCAAATGAAAAATTTGTTTTACAATAATGAGCTAAACGTTTACCGTTATCTTGATATTTTTTATAATTTTCAAAATAATCTTTTAATATACCACCTGCAAACCCATAATCAACTGTAAACCATTGAGATCCTTCAATTAACATATCAGGTACTTGTGCTGATGGGTGGATATTAGTCAAAGTTCCTGGAATTAATGAAGCAAATTCAGGGTTTAAGAAATCAGTTTGTCCACTCCAATTAGGAGCTATTACTGGTTTTTTAGTTTGAGTAAATTCAAGTAATGGTCTACCAAATCCTTCACCTTTAGTAAAACTAACCATTGCTTTAATTTTTGAATGGTTATATAATTGATTCATTTCATCATCTGATACTTCACCATGAAATAAGTAAATATTAGGTAAGTTTTTAGAATTTACTGATTTTCGAAGAGCATCTAATTTTTTTAAGATATTATCTCTATCTACAATACTAGTTGGACCCGACATTGTTTTTAAAATAAGTGCTGGTTTTTTAGATTTGTTTTTAAATGATTCTAAAAAGATTTTAACTAAGCCACCTACATCTTTTCGATCTTGAAAAATGTCCCCTTGAAGCCAATGACCTGTAAACAAAAAAGCGAAATCTTCTTTTACTTCATTTAAGGCTTGACCTATTTCAGATACTGGGGTTAGGGGTGAAGCAAAGTATTTAGTTATATCTACTCCTTCAAATAATACTTCAATTGGGGCAGTTAGTTCTACGTTACCAATTACTTGTTTAGTTTTTTCATCTTGTTTTTGAAATTTACTTTCTTGAAATACCTTTTTGGCATGTTCAGAAGAAACTAAATTTAAGTTCATTCTATTCATACCTTCAAGCCATTGTGGAGCACAAATTGTAGTTTCAATACCGGCTGTTATTCCAATATTATATTTTCCAATTGGTTGGAATTCATTTGGTACTGTAATTTGAGCCCAAACATCAGGCTGTTCAGTTAAATTTTCTGTTAAAATGTGTGGTTGTAAAAATCCCCATTCATCTTGATGATCTTCAATAAATCCCCAAGGTGTATTTCCCCAACGTTGAGGCATTACTTTAACATCGTATTTATCTAAATTAATTAACGCTTTAACTAAATCACGTGAGCGTGAACCGTAACCTGAGTATGTGTCTATAGGACAACTTATTACAAATTTATTTTTCATTATAATTTTATTAATACGTTAATTTATGAACTAATTCTAGGGGCTCCAAATCTTCTACCTTAAAAAAATCAAATGATTTTTTAGGTGTAAATTTTTCTAGTGTTAAATCAATGTCTTTGATTACATTATTACACATCATGCGAGCAGACATTCCTGATTCATCTGAAGTTACCCATTCTCTAGCTGCTTTACCATTTTCAATTCTTTCTTCAGGAGTTAATTCATAAACTTGTTGGATAGCAGTTGCTAATTCTCTAAAATCTAATCTATCATCCCAAATATAAGGAGTTGTTGGTGAACCTACTAATGACATATTATTAGGAAATACTGGTACAGCCCATTTACCATGTTTTTTATAAGTACCAAAATGGTTGGATGGAAAATCTTGTGTAAATTCTAACCATTTACCATTTTCATCTTCAAAACGCATTTGATCTTGCATACCACCTGTTACATTTGCAATAATCATTTTACCTGCCATCATAGCCTCGGTTAATGCTAATCCCCATCCTTCATTTGAAGAAGGTAATACAGTTACATCTGCAACGTTATATAGGTTATTTAACTCAGCTGTATCAATTCTTTGGTCTGAAAAAAATATATTTGAGTTAGGGCCAAATAGTAGAGTTTTAACTGCATCTAAATCAGTACCATTTCCATCTATAATTTGTGTATGTAGTACTAAAGCTACTTTATCTGCTTTTTCTTTAGGTAAGGAATCTAAGAACATTTTATGGGCAGCCATTAAATCACTAACACATTTTCTTCTAATGTTTCTTGAATTAAAGAATACTACAAAATCAAATTCTTTATCACCAAACAATTTTTGTTTTGTAGGAATTAATTTTGATTTGTCTTCTACAGAAAAAAACATTTTTTCATTAATTCCATGAGGTACATAAGAAATAAGTTTACCATCTGCTTTTTTACCTAAAACCATTTCATTAATGTTTTTGGTTTGTTTTGAGATAGCTAATAAAGTATCACATGATTCATAAAATGCTCTATTATAAAGAGGGGCAGGTAGATCATCCCAAATATTAAGATAAATCATTGGGATTTGTTTTCTTACCTCATTTTCAATAGCAAATAACCAATCATAATATCTTGGATCTGTAAAAAACATTAACCCATCAGGTTTTTCATTTTTTAACATATATCTGATTAAATCAGAGTTACCATATCCATTATTTGGGTAGATAATTACATCAGTATCGGTAAGTTGTGTTTCAGCATTGGTAGCTTGAGATAAGTCTAATCTTTGACCGTGTTCAGGGTGATTAATAGCAGCTCCAATTATTACCCAGTTATAATGATGGGCAGTTCCTAAAATTATTTCTCGAGCCATTGTAGCAATACCCGAATGCATTCTAATGTCGTCGCAAATAAATAATATTTTTTTCCTTTGCTCTTTAGGTAGATAACCTTCTTTCATAAACTAATTTGTTATTTTTCTAATTCTAAATTCATATGATTATGAACTAATTTTTGGAACTCAGGGTCCGTTAAATACAGATGCATACACCTGTCTGCTAATTTTTGTAGAGAAAACTTGGTTTTGATTGTCTCTATCTTAAAGGCTTCAAAGATATCTTTATCTACCTTTACACTTGTTAATTGTTGATTTTGTGACATAATTTATATTTTTATTGTTATTATATATAAATATATGCGATATTAGTAAAATGTAAATGATTTTTTAACTTCTTCATTCTTATTACACAAATCTGGGTTGTTTGAGTAAGGACAAAAGTGACAGTTATTTTTACTTGGATTTTTTTCTAAGACAACTGGGTTGTAAATACCTTCATCTGTGAACACTTGGGTTAAAAAACTCTCTAATAATTGTGTTGACTTATTTAATTTTACTTTACCAGCTGCTGGTTGGAATTCTTGGATGCGTTTTTGTGGGAAATCTCCCCCTTCATATACTTTTCTTCTAGTAATAAAATATTCTACTTGAATATTGTCAATTGGAAAATTATATTGCTCAGCAAAGAATTTTTTATAAAGGATTAATTGAGACATTTTGATATCATCTTTTTTGTCTTTATCACCCCAACCTCGAGTTGAAGTTTTAATATCAAGAATCTTTATAGTATTAGTTGGTTCATGGTAAAACACTACATCTATAAACCCATTAAATAAAACATTATTTAGTTTTTTAATTGGATTTAAAACAATAGGTACTTCGCATCCCATTAAATACCATCCTCGTTTTGAAAAATAAGTTCCCTTTTTCTTTTTAATATAATCTAAAATTTGAAGACCATCATCACAAAACTCAGCTAATTCTGCAGGGTTTGAAAAATGAATATTTTTATTTTTAATATAAAAATTCTTATACTCTTCTCTCAATGCAGTTTTAAATTCAGTTCCAATATCTAATCTATCAGCAGCTGCTCCACTTTCCTCATAAAATACTGTTAGATATTGTTGAAGAGCGCGATGTAAAGCCGTACCAAATACCGCATGTATACTAGGTTCAAAAACTTTGAATCCATCTCTATACTTCAAACCCCAATGATGGGGACATTTTGAAAATATACTTAATTGAGAATAAGATACGGATTTATGATAAGCATAGTTTATCTCGGGTACAGTTACCTTTTGTAAGTCTTTTAATATTTTAGGGAGTTTTTTAGCCAAGTTTTTTTCTGTTTTGGATTTCTCTATCTAAATAAAATAGAGCTTTTTCTAAATCCTGGATAGTATTGTCTTTTTTACCTGCTCGAGAAATGTATTTGAGTGTATTACCTAAATTAAATCCAACTTCCCAAGCTTCTATAACTTTTATAGCCTCATAAGGATTGTTCTTACCTCCATAATGTTTTGGATGAATTACTGAAGACTTTACATCTTCATCAATTGTAAATTTTACTTCTCTATCATTCATTTCTTCCCATTTTGTTATTGAGTCACTCATTTTAATAATTTTTTAATTTCTTTTTCTTCTTTACCTAACTGTTGTAAAATTATAGTTACATCTTGTTGGGTCATTATATTACAATAATCTAAAACCTCTCTAGTGCTTATTTGGAAGTATTCAGATAATAAACTTAATACTTCTTTTACGTACTGTTGTTTTGTTGGTTTTACATACTTGTTAAAGAATTTTTGTTTGGGTAAAGTTTTACAATAAAATTCATATAACCTTTGTTTTGGTAATTGATGTTCTTGTATCTCAGCTACTAATTCGATATAATTAGGATTCATTGAGATAATTTTATTAATCATAAAATTGTTAAAGATCTCATGCTCCTCATTCGAAAATGAGGACCATGATTCTTTGTCATAGGACATTTGCTTTACCCAATCAAAAATAGTTTTAATTTTGGTCATCTTCTAAAATGAATTTGAATTCATCAGGTAAACCATCTTTCAAAACTTCACCAGTTTCTGGGTCATAAAATACTTGAATTGGTAGTACATTATCTTCATTAGTACCAGTAATGAATTTAGATACTTTTCTTAATAAGTATCCTTGGTGCCAAATTTTACCACCAGCAGCAGTTAAAATAGGAGTTGTTTTGCTTAAATCTAAGCTCATTTGTGGTTGTTGATCTTCCATCTTTATTTATTTGGTTGTTAATAATTTTGATATACAGGCACAAAATGTAATTTCTTTATCAGGTGCCATAATTGATTTGTATTGATAATCTGCTATTATAAGAGTAGCAATTGCTGAATCTGTAAATTCATCTGCTCGTTCAAATAATACTCTATATAACTCATTGTAATCTCTAATATTAGAATTCATTACTAATTGTCTTATAGTAGTAAAGTTCTTAATATTTTTAGTTTTAAGTAATTCTATTACTTGGTCAGATGTTTGTTTAAAATTAGTAATGGTTCTACTTTCTATTAATTCTCCATTTTTAATAGAGGATTGTAGCAAGTTCAAAGTTTTTCTAATATCAGGATAGGTTTGTTTTACAATTCTTACTATATCAGCTCTAGTATAATTAATTTCTTCTAAATCTAGAATTTCAACACATTTGAAGGCTACATCCTGCATTGATGGAGGAGTTAATTCAAACATAACAGTTCTAGATTGAATAGGATCAATTATACGTTCAATGTAATTACAAGTAAAAACAAAACGAGTATTTAAACTGTATGTTTCAATTATATTACGAAGTGCTGCTTGAGCATTTATTGTTAAAAAATCAGCTTCATCCATAATAACCACTTTTTGTGGTTTAAAACTAGCTGCTGAAGCAAATGATTTTACCTTATCTCTAATAGTATCAATACCATTTTCATCAGAACAATTAATGTATAATGAGTCGCAATTAATATTATTAATAATTAATTTGGCTGCAGTAGTTTTACCAGTTCCAGCTCCTCCTGTTAGTAATAAGTGAGGAATATCATTAGAATCAATCCATTGTTGTAAAGATGATTTAAAATCATCATTACCAATGTATCCTTCTAAGGTATCAGGTCTATACTTTTCGGTAAATAAGGTGTGTTTTTTATTGAACATAACTTTTATAATATATGGAGAGGCTTTCACCTCTCCAAATTTATTACATCATTCCTTGCATAGGATTGATTTCTTCTTTTTTGTCTTCTTTTTTCTCGTAAATTACAGATTCGGTTGTTAGGATTGTACCTGCAACTGATGCTGCATTTTCTAAAGCAATACGAGTTACTTTTTTAGGATCAATAATACCTGCAGATTTAAAATCCATTGTTGATAAGTCTTTATAGTTAAGACCATTCCAATTACTTCCTTCTTCTGAGTCAGTTAATTTAGAGCCTAGATATTGAACCTCAGTTAAATCATGTCCGGCATTGGTTAAGATTCTTTGGAATGGAGCAGCTGCTGCTCTGTAAACGATTTTCTTACCATTTACAAAATCATTTGAACCTTCAAAAGTAATACCTTTACGAGCATATAATAAAGCAGTTCCACCACCAATTACAATACCTTCTTC